CTGTCAGTTCCTGCAGGCACTTCAATGACCGTAGTAATACGGGCCACTTGGATGCTTTGATTAACTGCCGGCACAGCACCCTTGCGGGTGATGAGCTTGTAGCTATTCACAGGAATGTTTTTCACTACCCCGGTAACGGGGTTTACTGCGGGCAAAACCCGCAACACCGCAGGCCGGAAAAACATAAGCGTAAACGGTTTTGACACCGAATTCGCATCGACTCCGACTTGCGTGCCACCCATAGTAGTAACGGCGTATTGCTTACCGTTAATATTGGGGGCAGTGTCTACCACGATTGTGTAGGTAGGGCTAGTGAAGCCCGGCACTGCAGCGCCAGTGATTGGCGAAGCTGGGTTGAAAGACATAGTAAGTCCTCCGTCAGAGCTTAAGCACTGACAACAAGTTTAACAACTTAGATACGCTATTACGTGCAACAGAATCCTGGTGTTTTACGACCAGAGTTGCGTGCGGTAGCGCGGCGAGAGGGGTACGCTGAAACTGCATCAACTCAAACTGCCGATGCTGCATCGGGGATTCGATTGGAATTATACCATTCGGGTTACCTTTAGCAGAAAATTCGAAAGAATGAGTACAGCGACATCTCAGCATGCGGTTCTCGACGAGATAGATCGTGTTCGCAGGTGAACTTGTGAACACGTCGTCGAGGAACTCTCCTACGTTGGTGAAATAATCAAACAGCCAGGAAAAGGCGGTCAGCTCCCACAAAGTACTTGGGATAGCTGAAAAGCCGATACCGAGCTGATCCAACAAGGAGTAGTCATTCGCGCTTGCCAAGGCAAGCTCGAACCCGCCAACAAATCGGTAGGATAACTCATACGTGCCACTCCCTTTCTTATACAGAGCAAACCCTATAGGGGTGCTCGTAACAGATGTGGAAGGGTCGTACGTGTATAGCCCTCGTTTTGTTGCAGTCGCACGGAGACGCACATCGGAATCCTGTCTAGCTATATATGATGCAATTGCATTGCCTATGTTCGAGATATCCCCGATCATAGGTGCAAGAGCAAAGTTATAGCCTAGCCAAGTGTCCTGCATGTAACGAACCCACGACCGCCCCTTTGTTCTTTTTGCCTCTAAACACGCAACGGCGAAATTCGTAGAAAGCATAGCGGCTTGGCGCACGAGTGCGCCAAGTTCACGAGCTTCTGCGAGTGGTGCCATTGCGTGAGCAGAGCCTGTCCTGCCGGCCAGCTGATCTTTCATTTTCTTTAGCGCGCGGTTGCGCGTTTCGGAATCTGTAGTGTCATTTGGAAACCGGGGCACACCATAGAGCTTATAACGTCCCGATGTATCAATTCGGTACGAGAATTTCTGCCCTGTGGTGCCAGAGACCTGCATGACTCCCCCGATAGTCAGACACTTTCCAGTGGTAAGACTATACGGTAGGGATGCATCCTGGTTTCTGCGGACTTTATCACGCCAATTGGGTAAGGAATTACGTGTCCTGCTGGTCGTAACAAGTGTGATTGGAGTAGAATCCTGGACGATAGACGGGCTCGCATTTCGCGAGTCCGTTGTTATCGTCCGAAAGGATTCGATACCGATCAATTTGCTTGTTTCAACTGGCATGGCACTTTCCCAAAAGGTGACACTGCACGCGAGAGCGTACAGCGACGGGGAAACCCCGATTAAAGGACCTCACGGCGCCTTACAGCGCCGGAG